AGCAGATACCCTTCAACGGGCGAAAGGTGCGCTAGAAAAATTATGGGACGGAGATACTGACGCCGCAGCTCAAGCATTGGCCGATCTTTTGCAGCGTGGAAACACCACTGCACTGACACCGGAACAGCTTGAAGCGATGGTTGATCAGCGATCACAAACCGTCCTTGAACGGGCAGACGCCAAAAAAACACAAGCAGCATGGGACAGTTCAGTAAATGAAGGGAATAGTTTTCTATCCGAAAACCACCCTGAAATCTACAAAGACCAACGCTTGTTTGATCTTGTGAATTCTGAAACTTCTCGCATTGTCGAGGCCCAACAGAAAGGCGACCCCGAATTCCAAAACTTGACCCCAAAGCAAATCATCGAGAAAGCAGCAACAGATGTTAGCGGATGGATGGGCAAGCGCGACAAGCCTAATGATGGACAGCAATCACGAACCGACCGCAAGGCCGGCTTGAAGATTGTCCCTAAAGGCATGGGCGCTACGCAATCCAGAAAGCCAGCACAGGAGCTTGATATGAGCCCCAAAGCTGTAATTGCTCGGATGAGAGCTGGCAGGGCGTCATAATCTTAAATATCTGAGGTACTAATTATGAAATGGACTGATTCTGGTTCTGGTTATTTATCTAACCCTACGCTGTCTGATGAATTTCGGACTTCCCTACAGCCATTGTCTCGATTTCGTCAGTTCTGTGATGTAGAGGCGGCAATCGGCAAAAATCGCGGTGAGACGTTCCAGTGGAATGTGTACGGCGACACGGCTGATGATGGCGGCGAGCTGCAAGAAAACCTGCCAATGCCTGAAACCAATTTCGCAATTGGGCAAGGTTCTGTGACTATTAAGGAATACGGTAACTCTGTTCCTTACTCTGGAAAATTAGAGTCACTGGCAGAGCACGACATTCGCAAGATCATCTTCCAGACGTTGAAAAACGATGCGAACAAGACGTTTGACCGAAACGCGGCAGCACAGTTCGACAACACATTGCTGCGTTATGTGGCAACTGGCGCGACTGCGTACAACCTGGACACAGACGGTACTCCTACCGGCAACAGCGACAACGATCTGAGCAACACGCACGTTAAGCAGATCGCTGATTTGATGCAAGAGCGCAGCATTCCCGTGTTCGATGGTGAGCACTATGTCTGTATTGCTCGTCCTACTACGCTTCGTGCTTTGAAAGACGATCTTGAAGCGCTGCACATGTATACGGCAGAGGGCTGGAATCGCGTAATGAACGGCGAGAATGGCCGGTATGAGGGCATCCGCTTTGTCTCACAGACCAACATTGCCTCCGAAGCGTGGGCTAATGGGAAGTCTGATGCGGCTTACTTCTTCGGCGCCGACACGGTGACTGAGGCGGTGGCATGCCCGGAGGAGCTTCGTGCCAAGATCGGCGACGATTACGGTCGCGGCAAGGGCATTGCTTGGTACGCGATTGGGGCGTTCGGCATTACTCATGCTGATGCAACCAGCGCAGAGACTAAGGCCCAGGCCCGCATCTTGAAATGGGATAGCGCGGCTTAATCGCTGACCAACCCTTCACAAAAATCTAAAGGGGGCTTCGGCTCCCGCATTTAAGAGGTAGGAATAATGTCCTATACAAATCCGACTACAACCACTCATAACGTCAAGGCGGCAGCGATCTCTACTGCCGCTACGGTTATGAGCATCATGGGCCCTAGCGGTCATACAGGCGTGGTTCGCGGCATCTCTGCCGTTGTCACTACTGGCGTGACCGATGCGGCTTGTGCATTAACGGTGGGTAACGCTGCCGATGCTGACAAGTTTGGCACGTTAAGCGTGGCTGTAGGTGCTGCTGCGACAGGCACTAATGCCGCAACCCTGACCGCTGCTGACAGCAACTTGATTGTCGCTGACAGTATCGTGCTGCTAAAAACTGATGGTGCTTGCACCGCTGGTGCCGCTGATATTGCGGTTGTAATTGATTGGTTTAAGTAATCGAAAGATTGCGTTGACCTGATCTAACACTCACTCATCGATTAAGAGGTAACTCCAGATGAAAAAAGCTAAAGGTACACACAAGAGCATGGGGACTACGAGCGGTTATTCGACTGGCTTAGAGTCCGGCATTGCTGAAAAGATGGCGTTCAAAGCAGGCCAAGGCGTAGAGATCACTAGCGGCTCTCAGCGTCCAAAAGCTGTCAAAGGCGACTCTATCGCAATGAAGTAAAACGCCGGTAACACGGCAAAAAAACCGCTCGGTTGTCGATGATGGCCGGGCTGTTTTTTATGGAGACACGCATGAAGCCAAAATACGGAATTGACTTTGAGTACGGTGAAAAGCCAAAGACCTTCGATGAGAAGATGAAGGATGGCGCGGATATTGGCGCAGGTATCGCGCAGTCAATGCCGATGCGCAAAGAGTATGACCGCCCCTACACGACACAAGTTCACGAAACGACACGGGAAGAACGCGATGAAAAGTATTGATAAGAGCAAACCGCACACGCAGGTAGGCGGCAAGCTTCCTTTGTTCTACATGCAAAACGGGTTTGGCTTTAATCGAGTAGGAGAACTGCTTGGCTTGTTCGATGAGCAGGGCAACGCGATAAGCCTTGAAGATGTTGGCGACGATTACGGCTCTATGAAAGTGCCGGCCTTACGAGAGTTGCTCGCAGAGCGCGGCATAGAAGTGCAGGAAGGCGCAAAGAAAGCCGACCTTGTAGACATGCTTGATAAGGCAGATGGCGCCAATGAGCAAGAACAGGAACTATCCGTAAATGAATAAACTTGAGCTTGTTCAAGAGCTGGCAAGGCTCGCCGGAATCTCTGACTCAGGAGGTCCGGCAACACTTGTCGGTCAAACCGGCGACAACCAGAAGGCGATCAGGTACATCGATGCTGCCCACGAGGAGATCCAGAACGAGTACGCGGATTGGAATTTCTTGTGGGCTAGCGCCTCTTTTGACACCACTATTGATGTTGCGCTTTACGCGGGTGCCTCTGGTCTTTTGACATGGGACGTTAAGCGGATTTATTGCGATGGCGAGCTGATCGATGTAATCCCCTATCAGGACTACACACCAGAAGCACTTTCATCTGCAAAGCCAATGCAAGCCACCATCTTGCCCAATGGACAAATAAAGCTCATTCCGGTCCCTGATGCGGTGTACCCCATCACTTATGACTACTTCAGGGCGCCAAAGGTGATGTCTTCCAACACAGACGAGCCTTTAATTCCTTTGCAGTACCATATAGCGATCGTGGCGCGCGCTCTGATTATGTACGCAAACTTTGAATCTGCATCCGAGGCGAAAGTACAAGGCGAAGAACTCTACACCAAGTACATGACGCAGCTAAAGAACAACCAGTTACCGCGACGAAAGCAGACGTTTGCGCGCTCCGAGTCCATAGATTTAACGGTGATACCTGAATGAGTCTGCCCTCAAAGAAAGTGGATATTGTCGATCTTAAAGGCGGGCTCGACTTTTCAAGCACTTTTATCAAAATGCCTCCTGGTGCCGCGTTCAGTCTGACCAACTTTGAACCTGCCCTTGGCGGCGGGTACAGGCTGACGCAAGGGTATGAGCGAGTCGATGGCCGTGCCGCGCCCTCTGCTGCCGCCTACTACACGGTAGGTGTTGCAGATGGAACCGGTATAAGTGTGGGCGATACGCTCACCGGTGATTCGTCAGGAGCTACGTCAAGGGTTGTAATCAAGGACGGGAACACGCTTGGGGTGACAGTGCTTGTCGGCACCTACACGCTAAGTGAGAGCGCTAACAGCACGACGATCACGGCAGTACAAGAATTGTCCGGCCAGTCAAGAATGGGAACAGACGATATTTGGCAACTGGCCGCAAATGATTATTACCGCACATTGATTGGTGCCGTGCCTGGCAATGGCAATACGCTGTACTCCTTTCAGTACGGCGCCGATAAGTACGCCTTTCGCGCTGACAGCACGGTAGTCAAACTCTACAAGTCCAGTGCGGCCGGCTGGGTTATCGTCCCGTTCTTTCAAGTTTTATTCTTTGATGCGGGCGTTATGAGCGATGGAGAGATTGTTGAAGGCACTACGACAATCACTGGCGCTACAAGCGGAGCTACCGGCACGGTCAAGCGCTTTATTAAAAATGGCGGCGACTTTTCGGCAGATGCCACAGGCTATTTCATAGTCGATGCCACAGGCACCTTCACTGATAACGAGAACATTCAAGTTTCATCGGTGACAAAGTGCGTGGCAGACGGCGTGAGTGCCGATATTACCCTGGCCACAGGCGGCAAGTTCCAGCACAGGGCGCACAACTTCTACGGCTCGACCTCTACACGGCGAATTTACGGCTGTGACGGGGTGAACCCGGCATGGGAGTTTGACGGAGTAAACTTTGTTCCAATGTATTTCCCTCAGCCCAACCAGGCTGCAGCGTTTAACACGCCTTCATATCTGGTAATTCACAAAACTTATTTGTTCCTGTTCTTTGCAACCGGACAGATGGCGCACTCGGCCCCAGGGCTTCCCCTAGTGTTTAGCGCACTCATGGGCTCTCTGCAATTTGGTCTTGGCGATGTGCCCACCGGGGCAGAGGCGAGATCGGGCGATGTGCTGGCAATCTATACGCGCAACATGACCTACGGCTTATACGGCGCCAGCTCAGCAGATTGGGAGCTGCGCATGATCTCCGAGTCCTTCGGGGCAATCGGCTACACAGCACAGAAGGTTGGCACAGTGTACTCGCTCGATGACAAGGGTATTGCGCCCCTTGAGCGCGTGACCGCTTACGGTGATTTTGAGTCGGCCACAATCTCCAGAAACGTGCAGCCGATAATTAATAGTTATAAAAACCGCATTGTGGGCAGTGTCGCAGTCAGAAACACGAACCAGTACAGGCTCTATTTTGATGATGGCACCGTACTGGTGATGGGCGATGACCAGTATCTAGGCGAGTCGCTTCCCGATTTCTCGACGCTGGAGTACCCGGATATCCCGACATTCGTTTCCTCCTCAGAGGATGAGACCGGCAATCAGGTGATCTTATTTGGCGATGCAAGCGGCTATGTGTACGAGTCAAACAAGGGCTACAACTTTGATGGCGAGAATATCGACTACGCTTATCGCTCCCCCTACATGCACCAGAATTCCCCGCAGATTCGCAAAGGATTTCGCAGGCTTTACATCGATCTTGAAGCCTCAAGAAGCGTAACGATGCGAGTCGCCTACGGGCTTGGCTATGGGGACCCCGCTATTCCAAGCAGCTTGTCATCCTCAATCACCACGGATTCTGGCGCAGGATTTTGGAACATCGACAACTGGAACGAATTCTTTTGGGACGTGAGCGCCTTTTCCTCACAAGGAATTTCGTTGAGCGGCACCGCTAATAACATTGCCGTGATCATAACCGGCAGCAGTAAGACCACCAGACCTTTCACCATTCAGACAATAGAGCTGCATTACCTTTCAAGGAGACTGCGCCGTGAGTAGATACACACGAACCTACGATTTCGACCCGAAAACTCGCGCTAAGGGCGAAGAAGTAAAATTCGAGCTTGATGCGATTGAAGTCTACGCAGCGGAAATGCCGGAGCCTGAGACATATCTCGCAGGAAGCCTGAACATTCTCACCGCTGGCGGCACGGCCAATGCGATCACTGTTAGCGCAGACACCACCTGGGCCAGCTACACCGGTAAGAGCTCTTACCGGCTATCGGTCAAGATCACCACAATCAATACCGGGGCTGTCACGCTTAATGTGGACAGTGTTGGTGCAACACCTTGTGTGCGCGCCGATGGTGTTGCTTTAGCTGCCGGCGATCTGGTTGCCAATGCCACCTATGACTTTGTGTACTCCGAGGAGTTATCGAAGTTCTTTGTAGGCGCCTATGCTTCAATTCTTGTCACGGCACAGGAATCGGCCACGGCATCGGCTGCGAGCGCAGTAACATCGTCAGAGCAGGCGGCTATCTCTACGGCGCAGGCAGTATTGTCGGCAGACCAAGTAGCTCTGGCCGCCGGACAAGTAGCGCTTGCAACAACTCAGGCAGATAATTCGGGAGTCTCCGCGACACTTGCTCAAAATTGGGCAGTTAAGATGGGCGGGCCGGTTTCTGCCGGTGAGTATTCGGCAAAGTATTGGGCAGACCAAGCAGCCACCGTGGTGGGTGGTCCTTATCTGCTATTGGCTGGCGGCAATATGGCTGGCGCTCAGAACCTTGCAAGAGCAACTGTAGCTTCTCACGCCACCACTGCTGATATATGGGGTGCAGCCGGCAATCAGATTGACTTCACCGGTACGACTACCGTCACAGAATTTCCGAATGCGCCACAAGGCGGGACAGAGCGCACACTAATATGTGCTGCCGCTAGTTCGTTTATTGCTGGTGCCAATATGTTGATTGACGGTGTAGCAGGTGCAGCAACTCTTACGTGCGCGGCTGGCGATACTGTTATTGTCAGAGCTATATCCGCAACTCAGTTTAAATTAACTCGTATTAAAGCTGACGGTACGGCCCAGGTTGTTACCTCTACCCCAGAAATACTCACGCCCTCAAACACCTCTCCATCGGATTCAGCAACAGACATAGGCGAGAAGCCAACCTTGACAGGCTCGGAATACTACAGCCTGTACGGGGTTGTTATGGCAGCAAGCCAGTGGCAAGTCTCCACAGTTAGCGACTTTGCAACAACGGTTATTTCCACCGGCGACAGAGCTGGCACGTCACTAACATACGATGTTTCGTCAGGCGTTTTGTCAGTAAGTACGCAGTATTACTGGCGTGTTAGATACAAAGATTCGAACGGAATTTATTCGGATTGGTCAACCGCGTTTAGCTTCACAACTGCCTCCGCTTTTCTCGACTACATCGCTACACCCGCCGCAACACCAGCGGCATTTGGTGACGCATTTGAGGGAGGCTTTTACACGGGCATGCTTTGGAACGAGCTGGTGCAGTCGCCTACTAGCACCGCTATTGCCACGGGCAGCAAGGAATTCACTGTGCCGAGCATGACCGGCGCGCCGATCGTTTACGAGGGGCAAGCGCTAGAGGTCAGAAGCCGAGCAAACCCTGCAAACAAAATGATCGGCACCGTGACCTTCGCACAAGGAACAACCCTGACAATAGACGTAACAAGCGTAGGCGGCAGCGGCACCTTTACAGACTGGTCGATCATGTCGCGCTATCGATACATCGTTGCGCCAAAATCGTCAGGCGAAAGTGCGGCGCTTGCCTACAAAAATGCCAACGACGCAGCGCCATCAGCCTGTGGCACCTTGACTGAGGGTCGTAAGGCAACGCTGGCTATGGTGGCCGCAGGAGACGCAACGGTTTATCCGGCTGCCCATTATTGCAACAACCTCGTCATCGGAGGGTTCAACGATTTTGAACTGCCAGCACGCGACGTGGTTGAACTGTTCTGGCGAAACCTGAAACCGACAACAGATGACAACTACACGACAGCTAACAGACCTACTGCCGCCACACCAGATTATGAAAACTTGGGCAGCTATGGCGACACCGCGAACACGCACGGGCTAAATAACAACAGTAGCCCGCAGGGTGCCGCATACACATCTGGCAGCCCCGCACAGACGGCAGCTACAGCATTCAGAACGGGGGGGGCAGAGGCTTTTGAATACGGCTCTGCATTTTACTGGAGCAGCAGCGAATACAGCGCCTCCTACGCGTGGCGCCAGAACTGGGGCGCCAGCTACCCTGGCTACCAGAGCAACAACGGCAAGACCAATGCGTACCGCGTGCGGGCCGTCCGGCGATCAATCATTTGACCCTTTAGCCCTTTTATCATCCCAAAGGGGTGATCTTCTGGATTTTAATTATGGCCCAGTATCAACATCTACCGATTTACAAAAGCACGTACGAGCTGCTGCAATCCCCTCATCATTAAAAGGCGCGAGGTTTCCCGCATGAACTACATACAGTACACATACGTTGACGCAGTAACTGGCATCAGCATTGCCGCACAACCGGCCGCAGGCGGCCCCGTAAATCCTGACGTAAAGGGCCTTCAGTTTGTATGGGCAAGAGAGAGCGCATACCCCACAAATGTGCCTGAGTTCTTTGGCACTTGCGATGACGATGCTGACGTTCTTGTTGACGGGGTGGTAAAGGCTATTAGCGAATCTAAGTTTGAACAGATGCGGGAAACGGAGCTGACGGCACGGTTTAACTTGCTGCGCGAAAGGCGCTTGTCAGAGGCGGCTCAACGATACTCCAATGACATAGCAGCCCTAGAGAAAGCGTACTCGTCTAAAGAGCGAGAAACGTGGCCGCAGCAAGTCACAGAGGCGAGAGCGCATGAGGTGGACGCACTGACAGCTACGCCGCTTATTGACGCTATGCTACAAGCTAGGCCGGATGACACCAAAACTACGCTAGTGCAAAAAATAATCGCAAACTACAGCGCCTATTCTGGCGTAGTGGGCGAGGCTCTAGGAAGAATGCAGATCAATACTGCATATCTTAATTCTCTTGAGCAAAGCGAGCAGGGGTATACCGCGCTGAAAGAGTTTGGCGCAATGATCGATTAGCGCGGCCAGCGCAAACCACAATAATTAGCAAACCATAACCCTACCATTCTCCAGTGAGGACAGCTCATGGCCGGACTTCTTGACACAAACTCTATGAACCCGCTTAGCACTACAGCATCGAAGCGAGAGGTGGCTGATGAAGAATTGACCTCCTACCAAACCAATAAGCTTCTATCCAAAGACTCGGCGCTACGGCAAACATCGGAAGCCTCTGGCAAGAACTATGCGACAAGCCGTGGGCTTTTGAATAGCGACCAAGGCGCCCAGGCGACATTCGGCGCGTTTGTTGATCGCGTGACCCCTATTGCCAACGCTGATGCAACAGCCTTTGGCGGTGTCGCGGATAAGAACATGTCAGCCGAAAACGATTTCAAAATGGCCGATAAGAACTTTGAATTCAAATCCTTGCAGCAAAAAGACGATCAGCAATGGCGCTCTGGCGAGAATGCCGCCGATAGAAGCCAGCAAAATAGCATACAAGCAGGCCAGCAAAATTGGGCAAGCGCAGAGAACACTGCCGATAGAGAAAGCAATATCGAATTGCAGAATATGCGCGACAAGGCCGCAATGGATAAGTTGGTACTTTCCACCAATGCCGAGCTAAAGAGACTTGGGTATGCCACAGAGCTTCAAACCATAGCTGATGCAAATCGGACCGGCAACCAGCTTTTAATCAACACCACAGCCGAGATTCAAAAACTAAATTCTGACGGGGAAATGAATCCAGAAACCAGGAGAGTGGCTATTCAGAGAGCGGTTGATACCCACAACGCGAGCATTGACGCACTTGCAAAATCAAACAACACATCTGCCTACACGATGACAACGCCTGGCGGCACTCCTACGCAAATCAATCCAAGTGCAAAATCTCCCGTCGCGCCAATAGTGGGAGGCACCTTTATGTCGGGCTACGCGGCAAGCATGGGCTACAACGCAACCCCTGCAGAGATTGCGCAGGCTGAGCAGATCGCTAAGGACTCGGGCATGAGCCCGCAGCAACAGCGTGAGTTTATTGATCGTGAACTAGCAGCGAGAGGAATGTAAGTGATTCGTAACGCAAAGCCTTCTGACCTTTCGGCCATTGTTGAGCTGGCAGTGGTCAGCGTGTCGATCAACCCCATACCAGTAAAAATAAACCGTGAGTCTATGCGCGATACGGCAGAGCAATGCTTGCAGCCCGCGCACTTTATGATGGTGTCTGAGATTGATGGCGTAGTAGTGGGAGCTGTCGCGGCAATGGTCCAACCCTCCTTCTGGCACTACAAATTACAGTGCTCGGTGCTTTTGCACTACTCCACCAAAACAGGCGAGTGGGCGAAGTTAATGCGGGAGTTTTCCAGATGGGTGAAATCTCGTAGCGGCATCAAAGTGGCGGTTCTTGAAATGGAGCCTGAGAACGATCCAAGAATGATTCAATTTATGGCGCGCATCGGTTTCGACCGAGTGAGTCAAAACGTGTGTTATGTGCGAGGTGTGCAGAAATGAGCAAAGTTGTGAAAAAAATCGGTCGGTCAATCAAAAAGGTCGTTAGCGGCATAGGCAAGGTGGTCAAGAAAGTCGCCAACAGCAAAGCCTTCAAGGTCATCGCTATTGCGGCAGCAGTTTACTTTACAGGCGGTGCGGCGCTCGGTGCGATGGGGGGCGCAAGTGCGGCATCTGCCGCAGGCACAAGCGTCTTGTCGG